CGGATATTGTAGGCCTATACCTAAATATCACTTATTTTAATCGTTTTTCAACTGTTTGGTATACTTCAATTCCATCATCGGTTTTAAAGTATGCCGCTAATGCTGAATATGGATTTTCATCAAATGGAACAGTAATTAATTTTCTACCGTTGCTTGCCCATGTAAATGTACGCTGGTCATTTGATAATTTAATAATGTTTTGCTCAACAGCTTTAATACCAATATTCCTAATATTTAAATTATCGTCATTAGCTAATTCTAAGAACAGAAATGGATTTCTGCGAGCAAATAGTAATAAATCTCTTTTAAGTTCCTTAGAAGTCATCTTAGATACGTCATTACCAATTTCAGTACGCATAATAGCTTCTGCGTGATCAATATCCATACCTGATGCAATGTTTAATGCCTCTATTTCAAGTTCTAAAATATCAAGATCTTCCTCGGCATTTTTAACTTCATCTACTTCGTAATATTTTTTATCTTTTAAAGGGTGATATAACGAAAGTAATTTTTGTAACGTTTGTTTTTCTTTAGGAACTGATAAAACACCATCTAAAAAAGTTATATGCTCAAGGCGCGCATCGCCTTTAAATTCATCAACAAATGGAGTTTTTTGATTGACAGCGTATTTCATTTCACGCTCATAACCTTTTTCTTCATCAAACCAATATATATTTCTTGATTTAATAATAGCTGTTAAAGGTGTTTTACCGCTTTTAAGCCTATAAATACGGTCTTTAATTTCCCAGTTTGGTTTAGCTGGTTTTTGAACCGGTGCATTTTTTGCACTAGTTTGCTGAGGTGCAACCTCAATAGTTTCTTCTGCTGTAGCTTTTTTTGCCATGATATAATAAAATAAAAAAATTAAAATAAATCCAGGGCCAAATTAATGACCCCAGATTTAATGTTATGAATTATGCATTGATAAGCATAAAGTTATTTGCAGCTTGTACAACTAAACATCTTTCAGACAAGTAGTGTACTTCCATAGCGTCAAGATCGCTAGTAGTAGCACCACCAACTGAACCAGTTACCCAAGATTTCATTCTTCGATCATCAGCTTCTGACGCACGGTAACGTACGTGAAGGAATGGACGACGAATGTTTTTACCTAGAGCTTGGTCATATACAGATGAAGTACCAGCAGGAACTAACACACCTTTAATGTCATTGATAAATCCACGAGTTTGACCATCATTAAGATATTTCCAGTCAGACTTATAGAAATCATAAGAACCTCTGCGGAAACCAGAGAATCCAAGATTCAATGCCATATCTTCGCTGTTTTCAAATACCCCGTAAGAAGTACCGCCAGCACCATAAGAATTTTGAGAAGCTAACCAGTCATCAAGTAACAAATTTGAGGTTCTATTAAGGAAGAACATATTTTCTTCAATTGCACCCTGAGCGTCTAGCTTTTCAATAATTTCTTTGATGTCAGCAGAAGTTGCAGCAGCATCATCCACAGCATCAAAAATGTCAGCAGTATGACCACGATCCTCAATAGCAGCAAAAAGCCCTTCAGTTCCTACAGAGTCACCGTCTGTACCAAGTGCTGAATCAATAATATTACCAGCACCACCTTTTTCAGCTTCAACAAGTGTCATTTCAAGATAATCTTCGAAACGAGTACGAGTTTCACCTTCAGCTTTGATATACCATAAATATCCAGCTTCACCAGATTCACCAGAAACCTCTACCCAGCCAATTTGTGCAGCATCAGATCCTGATACTTCAAATTTATCTTTAATGATAACAGGTTTGTTAGTAAAAGTAGTAAATTGTGGACTTAAAGTATCTCCTTGCATTCCAAGGTCCCCTTTTTTGAATTCAGAACCGAATACAAAAAGTTTAATTGGGTCAGCGTCAGAGTAGCTTGCAGGTGCAGCTTCCAAGCTAGCTCCTGTATAAGGAAGGACATTTAAAGTTGTACTGCTAGGTACAGCAGAAACATATCCTTTAGTAGTTGTAGTTCCGTCAGAAATAACAACTAGTTGCCCTTTGCGGATTGCGTGACCAGCTGCGATTGTAACTAAACCAGCAGATGCATCAGTAAGCACTGCAAGGTTTGTGCTAGCGTCGCCATAAGCAAGGTGAAGACGCCCTTGTTCAGACCAAATAACTTGATCAGAAGCCATAGGCATTTCTGCACCTACCATGCGTAAGAAAGAAGATACAGAACGATTTCCATAACGCTCTACTTCTTGTTCGTATAATTCAGGTAGATATTGTTGTGCCCACCCGTTGTTTTGAATGTCTAAATAATTTGACGCTAACGCTTTCTTTGCAGGAAAAATGTCTGCGCCGTTAAATGTAATACTTGGCATTTTTTTAAGTTTTAGTAATTTTTAAGTTTTAATTTTAGCGAAGAAGTTGAATCGCCTACAACTCTTGCTTGAACGCCGCCTTTAGCACCAGGTTGATTATGTATCCCTCTCGGATCCATATTGATGTTTTTAGCTTTGCCCATGCTTTCTTTCAACGCATCGGCTTTGCCTTGTTGATAGAAATGATTTGCAATTGAATCTGCATTCATAGCTGTAAACAAAGATTTATGATAACCCGCAGCATCCGACATTTCATTATTTTCATTTAAGAACTTCTTAACAAAATTATTAATGTCACTTTGGGTTTCTTTTACTTCGTTCGCATTTTTAACATTAAACCTATATTTTTTTTCTCCAACCTTATATTCAAAACCTTCGAATTGATCGTTAAAAACATTATTAGTTTTTTGCGAAAATATAGATTTTTGTTTTTCAGCTACTTTTGTTACCTCTTCAGTTTCGTTGTTATACCTATTAAAAAAATCAACAGCCTTCTGTTGGTCAGGTGTTAATCTAGACCCAGCTTTAATTTCCTCGTAGTATTTGTTTTTGAGACTATTTAAATGGGTTTTAGCATGTGCCAACTCCTCTTTGAATGCAAGTTTTTTACGCTTGATGTCTCTTTCCTCATCAATTTCTTCATCAAATGAAAATTTATCTTCAATTAAAAAATCAATTTCATCTGTTGAAAGATGAGGTTTAGTTTTTTCGTAATATTCTCTAAGTAAGTTTTGATCATCAATACTTGAATAATCTTTGTTTAAACTTACATAATCCTCAAGCGATCCGCCTGTTTCATTAATAAAGTCTACGACTTTTTGTATATTTTCAGGAAGTTCAATACCAGAATCTTGTTGCTCTTGAATAGCTTCTTCAACTTCACTAGCTAATTCTTGGGCTTCTTCTTGTACTGTTTCTTCCGAGGGTTCCTCTTCAGTAATTTCTTGTAATATTACTTCTTCTTCTTCTTGGGAAGGTTCTTCGGTATCCCGTACTTCTTCTGCCGCTTCTTGGCTAGCTTCGGGTTCGTCGCGAACAGGAACCTCATCTGTGCTTTGCTCTTGAACGGCATTTTCTTCTGTTTGTTGTTGTTCTGTTACAGGTGGCTTTGATAAATCTACTTTATAAGTATCGGTAGTAGCTTCAACTTCTACGCCTGCGTTTTCTAGAACTGTTTGTTCTTTTTCTTGAATAGACGGCTCTTCGCTATCTACAAGATTAACTTTTATTGTGTCTGACATGATAAGATATTATATAATTCTACTCTATACATTACTTAGGTTCGAAGGAACCTAAATTAAAATTACCACTAATTATATCATTTCCAGCTGATTCGAAATTTTTTGGTGGTAAATTATTTTTTCTTTGATCGATTAATTCAGATTGTTGCGACGCAACTAACCTTGCTCTATCGTCTTTACGATCTTCTTTTTCTTTTACTTCTTGTTTTTTAACTCCAAGTGTTGATTCTTGTAATTTAAGATTCATTTGAAATTCTAAGTTCATTAATTCTTTTTTCAATTGAGCTTCTTGTGTAAGCTTATTAGTATCTATTTGGGCTTTAACCTGCTCTAATTGTATTTTACTTTGAATTAATGCTTGTTGCTTTTGCACTTCAGCTTGTGCCGCAACTTGTTGCGCCTGCGCGTTTGCCTGCGATTGTGCTTGAATGTTTTGTTGTTGTATCTGTTGATCTCTAAGCTGCTTTTTACCTTTACGTATTTTAAGCATTTGATTCGCTAGCTTGAGATTCTTAATTTCTCTAATATCGATAGCGTCGTCTAAATCTATTAAACCTGCAGATAATGCAACTTGAATATTATTTTCAAGCATTTGCTTTTCTTCCTCGTCTGGCATAAGATCAATAAATATGCCAAAGTCATATAAATGTAACTCATCAAGCTCTGCTAATGTTGCTACATTATGCACTCCTATCTGTTGTATAAACGCATCTTTAGTTGGTGAATACTCAATTATATCAGATATTCTTAATGATATTTTTTCAGCAGTTTCAGCTGTTAAAAATAAACCACTTTGCAATATATGCCTTGTTGCAGTATTAGAATTCATAGCTGCAAGCTTCTGCACGCCAACTAATGCATTTTTATCCGGGTTGCTACCATCTCTGGCTTCATTTAAACCAGTAGTATCTCGCATCATTTGCAAATAGTAATTGTATGTACTAATTAACGACGCAATCTTATTACTGCCTGGATTTGATGAAATTTGTTGAATTGGTATTTTACCAGGATTCATATCACCATCTGATGTAAAAGATCTACCAATTACAGAACCCGTTTGAAAAAACATGTTTAATGCTTCTTGCGGATTATAATTTGTTCCATTTCCTAAATCTATTTCAGCAAGGCCATCAGCATCAAGATAAACACCATCAGGTACCATTCTTGACATTACTTGTTGTATTTTTAAATGCGTAAGCTGAATCATATCAGCAAATCCAGTAATTCTACTAACAAGCGACTCAACCCTACCGTTATACATTCTTGGCGCAACAATAGAATAGTTCATGCGAACTTTATTCATATCACTTTTAGTACGCAGCATATTAGCGGCTATATTCCACTTAGCTAATTTCCTAGCCCCTAATATATATGCCCCTTCAAAAACAACCTCAACAGCTCTTGATATTTTTGAAAACTTTGCTCTTGGGTCATTAGGTGGGTTAAATAAATCGTTTTTGGGTATTACTTTTTCAGCGCCCGAAGCAGTCTGTTTTATTTTATAAACTTCGTTTACATATGTTTTATAATTAAAATACAGGACGTCTACCGTGTTAACATCGTATTTATTATTATCAGTATTTTGTTTATTATATGTTTTATACTGCGTATTACCTTTATCAGTAATTTCTTCTAAATCTTCTTGCGTAAGATTAGGAAATTCTTTTTTAAGTTCGTTTATTGATATTGTTTTTAATTCACCTACATAATATATATCGTCGAAGTATGGTGAATCCGTATATGAATAAACTAAATTAGC